AGCAGTCAACGCGAAACTCCGGCTGGGGTTTTTGGTGTAAGCACCCCAGGTAGACCAGCAGGTACATACCCAGATCAAAACACACGCAGTGCACAACGTAGGATACGCACTAGACAAGGTGGCCATACTTTTGTCATGGATGACGGTGACAAGGAAGGCAAAAATAATCTAACTCGTTGGCGTTCAGCTGGCGGGCATCAGATACTAATGGATGACAGTGAAAACATTCTTTACATAATTAATGCTTCGGGTACAACTTATATAGAAATGAGTAAGGCTGGACATTTAAATGTTTATAGTAGTAATAGTATAAATTTTAGAACAAAAGCTGAATTCAATATACACGCTGATAGCAACATGAATGTCAACGTTGGCGGCAACTTTAATCTAAATGTCAAAGGGCAAATGAATCTACAAGCCGCTACTATAACTGGTAAAGGTGTAAAAGGTGTAACTTTGTATGGCGGTAGTCTCAAGCTAGGATCTGATGGTAGACTAGATCTTTATACGTCGGGCGGCGGCAGTTTCACTGCCAGCACAGGACTAATGATGACAGGGAAAACTATAGGTCTTAACTCTGGAGCAGGTCCCACAGTAACTAAACCAAGAGATATATCTTTAAAATCTTTAGCTGACACTAAAAAAGATGGTAATGGCCAATGGACTGTTGAAGAAGGCAAGATCAAAAGTGTGGCTACAATTGTACCCACTCATGAACCATGGAATAGAAAATCCGGCACGGCTAGTGACGCTAGTAATGCTGTGCAGGATACGTCCGGCGACGATATGGAATTAGATAACGATACAGCACCTGATGCCGCGGATACAACAACCACTAATGACACTAGTGATTCTATTACTGACGACCAGGCCGGTGTAAACGTAGATAGCCAAGGTGACCCTGTAGTTGAAGGAGAACGAGATCCTGGTCTAGCCGAAGCCGCACGAGAAACAGTTGGTGAGGATGAAGTAGTTTCTAAAGCTGACATGGTTTCCGAAGATGCACCCACTGTAACTGAATCAGTTGGCAAGTTGGAATCAGATGAAGTCAAAGCACTCAGTATGCAGATTGGTAAGACCTACAGCGGTTTAAACTTTAACCAAGATGATTTGGTTAAAGGCAGCCTTGGTGCATACGCAGCCAAAGCATCTAACTTAGTTGACACTGGTTATTTGAGTAGAAGTTCATTGGACCAATATGTAAAGAATCCTGCTGCTGCGTTAAAAGATGTATCTAGCTGGACTGGTAAAAATGGTATTGCTAGTGCAGCAGACTTTTTAGCTAGTCCAACAGTTCAAACTGAGGTAGTTGTGGCAAATTTACAGCAGTCCTATAAAGAACTAGTTGTAAATGGAGGAATTAAATTAACTGATAGCAAATCTGTTGTGGGCGGGATGCTCAGTGCAGGATACGGGCTTGGTTCACTAGAGGCACAGACTGCTAGGTTAACGGGTAAATCTGCGGTAGATGATTATGGTAATAGTTTTACTAAACTTTTTAACCTAGGTGCATCGGCTGTTAAACGCCGTGGTGGCGGTACATAAATAATAAATTATGCCAACTTACCGCGGTCATAGCACTTACAATCGTGCTAAAAAATATAAACTAACTGATTTTGAGTTAGCTAAACAGGATCTGTTCAATCATTTTCACATACGCAAAGGTGAAAAGTTAATGAACCCAAAGTTTGGTACTATAATTTGGGATTTAATATTTGAACCATTTACCTTGAATATTAAAGATGCTATCACAGCTGACATCAAAACCATAGTGGGGTATGATCCTAGATTAGTTGTTCAAAACGTTAATATTAGCGATTTTGGTCAAGGCATCATGGTTGAAATTGAAGTAGTCTACGTTCCAACGAATCAAGTGGCTAGTCTAAGCATGAAATTTGATAGAGATGCCGCTAAACGTGCCGGTAGCGGGTCAAGCACGGTTTTGTAACGATAAATAATTTATTACCATATAGAACATGCCAATTACCAGTCGCCAAACCGGATCACTACTAGCAGAAAATTGGACTAAAGTTTACCAAACTTTCAGGGATGCTGACTTCACCTCCTATGATTTTGAAAGTTTGCGTAAAACCATGATTGACTATATAAAAGTCAATTATGCAGAAGAATACAATGATTTTACCGAAAGTTCGGAATTTATTGCCCTTGTTGACCTAATCGCTTATCTCGGTCAAAGCCTTGCTTTTAGAACAGATCTAAACGCAAGAGAAAATTTTATTGATACTGCCGAACGTCGTGACAGTATTTTAAAACTGGCAAGATTAATTAGCTACAATCCCAAGCGTAATATTCCTGCTTCGGGATATTTGAAGATTGATAGCATATCTACTACAGAAACCATCTATGACAGCGATGGTTTAGATCTAAGCAATAGAATTATTATATGGAATGATCTAAGCAATAGTAATTGGTTTGAACAATTTGTCAGTGTAGTAAATGCCAGCTTGCTGCAATATCAAACTTTTGGTAGACCATCAAATTCGCAGATGGTGAACAATGTAAGAACAGAAGAATATGGAATTAATCTAATTAATAACATATTACCAATTTATAGATTTGAAACTAGTGTCAACGGTTTAACCACAAGTTTTGAAGTAGTCAGTGCCACCAGTGCAGGTAAAAATTACGTATACGAATCTGCACCTAATATCAACAAACCATTTAACTTCTTATATAGAAATGACAGCAATGGTAATGACAGTAACAATACAGGTTTTTTCTTATACTTTAAGCAAGGTGAACTGAACAATATTGATTTTACAATTGACACTGGAGTACCAAACAAAATTGTAAATATCGATGTTGACAACATTAATAATAATGACTTATGGCTTTACAGCTTAGATCCTTCGGGATTTACAGATGAATTATGGCAACAAGTAGTAAGCACTAATGTAATTTATAATTCAAGCTCTACAAAAAACATCTATCAAGTTAATAGCAGAACAAATGATCAAATTAGTTTAGTTTTTGGTGACGGAGCTTTTTCTAAAATTCCGCAAGGTAAATTTAGGTTATACCATAGAATTAGTAACGGAAATACTTATAAAATTACCCCAGACGAAATACGCGGAGTTCAAATAAGTTTTGACTATATTAGTAGAAACAATCGAGTTGAAACTATTACTTTTCGTGCTAGTCTTAGATACACAGTGGCCAATGCCAAAGCAAGAGAGTCAGCCGACGAAATCAAACAACGTGCACCACAGCAATACTATACTCAAAATCGTATGATTTCCGGGGAGGATTACAACATTCTCCCTTACACAACTTTTTCTGATATTAAAAAAGTAAAAGCTATCAATAGAATTAGTTCCGGACTTAGTAGATATCTAGACACATTAGATGTAACTGGAAAGTATTCTAGCACAAACATTTTCGGTGAAGACGGAGTTTTGTACTCGGAAAAATTACTAGATACAATTGAATTCAGTTACGCCAATAGAATCGAAGCTTTAAAATTTGTACGCAATGTACTTATACCCGAGGTCATTGACAACAAAGATGTTATGCATTATTACCATGATTTGGTACCACCTCAGATATTAACAGATTTGGTCTTGACAGAACCTGATATTAAACAAGATGAATTATATGAAATTGTCACAATTGGTACTACCGATTATATCAAGTATGGAGCGGAATCCAACACGGTAGGTCTAATATTTAGATCAACAAGAAACTCCAAGCGTGATATAAACTATGTTCTTACTGCTAGTGGTATAAACAGCTTATTGATTAATGGACCACTTATTTCCTATAATCCTGTTATAGGTCCGGTAAAGGGCGACTTTGGATATAATGTTAGTTACACGATCTTTGCAGGAACAAGGGCTAATATAACCATTTATAATGCACCCCCCGGTGCACTGTTTACAGTTAAAAGAACCTACACAGGAATTGGTCCTAATCCATGGACGCCTAACCCTAGCACGGCCAGTATAGACATTATTGATATCAATGGGAATAAAAGTCTAGGAGAAGTATTATACTCTGCGGCAGGCAAATATGAGTATGAAATAAATTTTGTTTCCTATACTGGTAATATTCTTGATGGAGCTACGAGAAAATACACATTGATAGTTGAATCTGCCACAGTAGCAGAAGCATATCTTAATACTGGTATCGGATACGCAGATCAAGTCACACAAGCAGGATCTGTTCCAAATCCCGAAATTAGAGTAAAAGTTGGTGAGATAGTGAATATTTCAAATATATCTCAGCAACCAATACATATTAAATCGTCTAAAGTTGGAGGATTTTTAGGAAATGTAGTTGTTGGGGCTGTGACAAATAATGGTGCTGATTCGGGGATTATAAGTTGGGATACTACAGGTGTACCACCCGGTACCTACTATTATGTA